AAATCGTCACGTGTATCGGTGATCTCGCGATGATGAGCGGCCATTTCCTCTTCAGCCCGCTTGCGTTCTTCGAGAAGCCGCTTCTGGTGTTTTCGCTCGGCGGCGGCACGTTCCAGGCCGTGAGCTTTGCGGATCTGCTCAAGGATCGTTTCATTCTCTTTGGCCTCGCAAAGTTCATGCTGGTAGCGCTCATCGATCAGAGCCAGTTCGCCCCGATGTTCGTCTTCAATCGCTTCGAGCTCCATCTGAGCGACGCGCCGTTGCCAGCGTTCGAGTTCTTCGGACGACTCTTCCGACTTCTGGCGCATCTCGCCCAAGGCTTCAGGGGATGTATCGGGCGATTTTGTGTCAACACCCGCCACTGCGCCTTCAAGCTCACGCTTCATCTTTAGAAGTTCGGCGTATCTTCGGCCGATTTCACTCAAGCGATCTTCAATCTTCGCATTGTGCTCAGCGACCGTATCGACACCGGTCCACGCAAACATATCACGGAAGACACCCCAGCCACCGCTGATCTCACCAGGCAACGCCTTACCCTCTTTGTCGAGCGCTCGAAGTTCCTGGTTGATGTCGGCCAACTTCTTTTGGGCGAGAACCTTATTGAGCTTCTCATGCGCTTCGGCTACGCCCTTGAGTCGACCGGTAGTTTTGTCGAGTTCGATCCCAAGTGAACCGTACTGCTTCGATAGTGCCGCGAGGATCGTCTTGGCCTCTTCCTGTTCGGCCGAGGTGAGCTTCGTCTTCTCGCTCAGTTCTTTCAGACGCTGCATGTGGCCGCGAGCCGTCTCGCGCTGGGCGTCATGCTCTTCGTGCAGCTTCCGCATCGCGTCGGCCATACCGAGCACCGAGGGCTTTGCACGGGCGACCGCCTGCTGAATCAGAACGACCGCCGCACTGACGGCCAGCAATGCTGCGCCGACTGGGTTCGCAGCGACTGCCAAAGCAATCGCCCGATAAGCGGCCATCGCGACCGTCATCGCCTTAGTGGCGACAGTCATTGCAATCGTACGCACACGTAGCGCCACCATCGCTACCGAAACACCGTAGATCTGCTTTTGACATAACGAGCTGACCGTACTAAGAACAACGATCCCTGCAGCGGCCGCCTTCGTCGCGACTGCCGTAGCGATCCCCTGCACTTTCACGGCCACCATCGCCAGTGACACGCCCATGATCTGCTTCTGGCACAAGGAAGATGCCGTTGACAACATGCCGGTTCCGACAGCCATCGCACGCGCGGCAACATCGGCAGCAATCGTCTTCGCACGATAGGCGATCGTAGCAACCGTGAGCGTGTTGATTCGCGTCCCACAAGCAATGGCAACCGTCTCGACGGCCGCCATGCCGATACTAAGCACCTTACTTGCGGCGGCAGCAGCGAGTGTCTTCACCTTGGCAATGGTAACTGCCGCTGCAAACGCCGTAATCTTCGCCGCACACCACTGGCTGGCCGATGAAACGATCGCGATATCGACGGCCAGAACCTTTAGCGCCCCGGCAACCACGCCGATGCCGGTCGAAGCGAGCGTCGTCGCCGCGCCGAGTGCAACGAGCGATCCGCCAAGGACTACCGTCGCGCCACCAACGGCAGCAACCGACAGAATGACACCCTCGTTCGCCTGTATCCATTGCGTCACGCTTCCGGCAATCGCCGCGAAATCATCAGCCAGATCTGTAAGTGACTGATCGAGAGAATCCCCGATCGCAAGAGCGACACCTTCGATCGCCGATAAGAGACGTCGGAATGACCCACCGATGCCGCCATCCATCACCGCAGCGGTGCGATCGGCCGTCCCACCCGCGTCGTCGATTGCCCGGTTGAGCCGCTCAAACTCGCTGGTGGTCAGTTTCGCACCACCGGCGATGGCCCGCATACCGAAGATCTTATTGAAGACGGCCAGCTTGTCGGCTTTCGGCAGATCATCAACAGCCTTACCGATATCGTGCAGGATGTCCGAAGCTCCGCGCAGTTTCTTCGACGAGTCGGTAACGGCAACCCCTAGATCCTCAACCTGCGCACGGATTGCCGGATCGGTCATCCGTAATAGGATGTTTCGGACCGTCGTTCCTGCCATCGAGCCCTTGATTCCGAAGTTGGCCAGCGCACCGAGCAGCTTGGCCGTCTCTTCGAGCGTCAGCCCGAACTCGTCGGCAACGGGCGAGGCGTACTTCATCGAATCGCCAAGCTCCAAGAGCGTCTGTGCCGAGTTATTCGCCGTCGCCGTCATCACGTCGGCCACTCGCTGCATCTGATCCGCTTCAAGCCCGAATGATCGAAGCGTAGCGGCGGCGATATTGGTCGCTTCCGCTAAATCCGTTCCCGTCGCGCGAGCGAGATTCAGTACCGAGGCAATCGCCGCGTCGATCTGATCAGGGGAAAAACCGGCACGCCCGAGTTCTAACATGCCACCGGCCACTTGGGCCGCAGTGAAGGAAGTCGTACGCCCAAGAAGTCGGGCCTTCTCCGTCAATCGATCAAACTCTTCGCCGGTCGCGCCGACAACCGCTTGCACGCTGCGCATCTGATCGTCGAAACCGACAAAGATTCGAGATGCAATAACCAAAGGCGCCGCTACCATCGCACCGAAGGCCATAAGCTGCCGACCGATCGCGCCGACCTTCTGCCCGAACTCGCGAACCTTGTACTCGGCCGTGCGCAGTCCGCGCACGAGCCGAGTATCATCGGCAAACAGCTCGACAAAGGCCCGTCCGGCCCGGATTGCGGTGGTGGATGACATAGACGGAAGTACCTAATAAGAAGATTATCGGCCGATAAACGCCCGACGGAAGTCGGCGAGATTTTCGGGCGTCACTTCAATGATCTCTTTCCCGCGAACATGCCGTTCGACATACGGGTTGAAATCATCGGGTCGAAGTACCCGAGCTTTGCTATCACGATGACAGTTGGCCAGAAGGGCCATCAGAGCCGAGGCGACCGACCACCAGGATTGGCCTTGCCCCTCGGACATAAGTAGAAGTTGGCGAAGCGTCAGGCCTCTTGGATCAATTCCGAGGCTTCCGGCGGTGAGCCAAATGTCCCGCCACGGATCGTCTCTTCCAGACGTCGCTCGGCCTCTTCGATCGTTCGCTCGATATCGATCGCATCGATCCGAGTCTCGGCCGCTCGAATCGCCGCTTCGATCACTTGCATCTGTGCCAAGACCGCCCTCGCCCTGTCGGTTCGGCCTCGGCTCTGGAAAAAATCGACCAATTCCTCATAGAACGCTTTCTGGGCGGCAAGTAGTGTGGAACCGTCGAACGAACCGCGAACTTGCGCTGCCGTGACGCCATGCTTTTCGAACTGATCCCCGAGAAGTGCGCAGATCACTTCCCCGAGCATGATCTCATCGGTGCCGAGGCGCGTTAAGAGTGGCGGACTGCCCTGCTCGGGTTGCAAAAGATCGATGCCCAGCTTATCACGCACTTCGATCGCCGTCCCGAGCGTCAATGAAATCGTCCAACTTCGCCCCGCTTTATCGCAAAATTGCTTCATCTTTATACCTATATATTATATGTGTCCTAAAAACGTCGATAAACACCGCATTACGAGGGTCACGTCGGTTCCATGCCGTCGACGATCCAGCTTTCGAACAGGGCGAGCTTGGCCGTTACGTCGATCGTTACACCATCTTCGAGCGGTTCCTCGCGCGGGAAGCCAGTGATCGAGAAGTCGGCCAGCGGCCCCTCACTATCGTCAACCGGCGTGGTTCCGTCGGCGCTTTTAGCGCCGGTGAGCGGCGAGAGTCGGATCTGGCCCGCACTTAAAAACGCCGACTTGACCGCCTCGAATCCGGCGTCACCGGGCAGCCAGAGCATCTTGAACTCGACCGTGCATTCGCGAAGCGTCGCGGCCGTCGCTCGCCAGCCCTTGTTCTTGCGCGTCGTCACGTCCGCCTCCCCGGCCGACAGGTCGCACTTTACATCCATCACGTTGTCCATCTCGGTCAGATCCGTCAGCGACTGACCGGCTGAGCCAAAATAAAGCTTCGCATTCATTCCAAGTAGAAATTCAGGCATCGTTAGACATACTCCTTGCTATTTAATGGAATCCCGCCACTGGCGCGGCAGGTTCGACTGTTCTTTGCGGAAAGCCGGTCCCATGTAGGGGCGCGGCTGAAAACGGGAACGGATCATTCGCTTCTTCTTAGGCGAGAAGATTTCGACACGGCCACCGGTTTCGAGGATCTGCGGTGCTTTGCCGCGGCCTTTCTTTGTTAGACGAAGCGGGCCGATCACCACCGACCGGCGCACCACGTCGTAACCGAAGAATATAAAGCGTTTCAGAAGGCCGACGTGGCTACTAGGCGGCGAGCCCGCCTTCGATCGGCCCTTACGCTTACGAATCGACCGGCGAGCGGATTGCCGAACGAACGCGCCGAATCGAGAAAGAACTCGACGCGTCGCCCGATCGGTTTTACTGCGAACGGTCTTACTATCGAAGAACATCCGCTTGAAGTCCATGCCGAACATTGTTAGCGCACCATCTTGTAAGAGACCGACAGGACGCTCGTGAAAACTCGCTGATCAGTCAAGTGCTCGGGAACGTAGACTGGGTCGTTCTTAATGCCCGACCAGACCGCCCATGGTGTGGCCGACAGAACACGCTTGCGCAAGAAGTCGGCGATTTCATCGACGAGCGAACCGAGCGTTTCGACCGCCGTGTCCGGATCACCATCGATCTTCTTCTGCACGCCGATATCGATCGTCACTTCGTACTGGCTCATGCCTCGGGTCGCGCCGGTGATTTCAAGCGAATGGGGTACGATCGAGACTTGTAAGTCCTTCAGGTCCTTCAGTTCGAACATGGGGACGGCCAGCCGTTTCAGTAGGAATGTCTGCGAGAAAGATCCTTC